GTAAAGGAGGTTAACATGGAGGAAAATAGTATTTAACTGTGGCTGACGTTACAAATTACACCATTGAAAATGCATCTGGAGCGAATGTAAGAACAGACCTTAATAATGTTTTTGCTGCAATCCAATCAAGTAACTCAAAATCTACTGATTTAGCTGCTAGTCAATGTGTTGCTGGTATGCCCTTTTTAAATACCACAACTAATATTTTAAAGATAAGAAATTCATCTAATAATGGATTTACTGAAATAGGAAATATAAATACAACAAATTTAGGTTTGTTACCCGCCTCTGGTGGAACAATGACAGGTCAATTACTTATTGATGATTCTAATAGTGCCTCTACTCCTGCATTATCTTTTGATACTGATACAGATTTAGGGTTATTTAGAAAGTCTGCAAACGTAATGGGATTTTCGTCAGGCGGTACTGAAAGACTAATAATGGATGCAAATGGAATTACTTTACAAGCACAGAATGATTTGAGATTTGCAGATAACAATAGTTCTCATTTTGTTGCTTTCCAAGCTCCTGCTACTATATCAAGTAATTTTACTTTAACCTTACCTGCTACCGACACATCAGTTGCAGGATACGCTTTAGTATCTGATGGATCGGGAACACTAAGTTGGGGTGCAGCAGGAGCAGGTGCTCAAGGTGCTGGCGGTAATGAAATATTTTGGGAAAATGACCAAACTGTTACGCAAAATTACACAGTTACGAATGGTAAGAACGCTGGCAGCTTCGGTCCAATTACTATACAATCAGGGGTAGTTGTAACTGTTAATACTGGGGACACCTGGACCATCGTTTAAGGAGGTAAGCCAATGTCTAACACGATAAAACTTAAAAGAGGAAGTGGTAGTGATCCAGGTAGTAGTGATTTAAGTGTTGGAGAAGTAGCGTTAAGAACTGATAATGGTAAATTATTTACAAAAAAAGATGATAATTCTGTAGTTCAAATAGGTGGTGGTGCTGGTGCTATTGATGACGATGCTGTTACAACAGCAAAAATAGCTGATGGTGCTGTTACTGTAGACAAATTAGATACCAGTAGCGTAAACGCATCTAAATTAACTATTCAGTCTGTAACATCAGAGAAAATTGCAAATTCAAATGTTACTACAACTAAGATTGCTGATGATGCTGTTACTTATGAAAAAATTCAAAATGTATCAGCTACAAACAGAATTTTAGGAAGAGACTCTAGTGGTGCGGGAATTATTGAAGAAATAACACCAGCTAATCTACGCACAATGATTAACGTAGAGGATGGAGCTACCGCAGACCAAAGTAACTCTGAAATTAAAACTGCTTATGAAGCTAACAGCAACACAAATGCCTTCACCGATGCTCTTTTATCTAAATTAAATGGAATTGCAGCTTCAGCTACTAACGTCACAAATAATAATCAACTTACAAATGGGGCTGGTTATATTACTGCAACCCTTACAAACGAGCAAGTTCAAGATATTGTTGGCGGTATGGTTTCAAGTAATACTGAGTCAGGTATTACTGTTACCTATCAGGATAGTGACGGAACATTAGATTTTTCCGTTGCTAGTCAAACTGATGAAAATTTTACAACAACTTTAAAAAATAAATTAGATGGAATTGCTGCCTCTGCTACTAATGTCACCAATAATAATCAGCTTACTAATGGTGCCGGCTATATTACTGCTACTCTGACTAACGAGCAAGTCCAGGATATTGTTGGCGGTATGGTTTCTGGTAACACCGAATCTGGTATTACTGTCACATATCAAGATAGTGATGGAACTTTAGATTTTTCTGTTGCAAGTCAAACAGATCAAAATTTTACAACTACTTTAAAAAATAAACTTGATGGCATTGCTGCTGGTGCTACAAATGTTACTAATAATAATCAACTAACAAATGGTGCTGGATACACTACGTTCTCTGGGTCATATAACGATTTATCAAATAAACCGACTATTCCTACCAACAATAACCAACTTTCAAATGGAGCTGGCTATATAACAAGCGTAAGCGGTCAAAATTACAATTCATTATCTAACAAACCAACAATTCCTACAAATAATAACCAGTTATCAAATGGTGCTGGTTATATAACTAGCGTCAGTGGTCAGAATTATAATTCTTTATCTAATTTACCGACAATTCCAACAAATAATAATCAACTTTCTAATGGTGCTGGCTATGCTACTGCTTCAGATTTTCCTTCCTTTAGTGTAAGGTTGTCATCGGCACAAACTATCAATAGTGGTACTTATACAAAAGTAAATTTTAATTCTGAAGATTGGGACACTCATAGTGCTCATAGTAATGGAAGGTTTACTTGTCCATCAGGACAAGCTGGTAAATATTTTTTTAATGGTTTTTTCTCTGTAGATGATATTAGGGAAAGAGATCGAAACCAATTCTTATTTTATAAGAATGGAGCAAATTCAAATTTTGGATTTGGTTATCATAGATTAGTTGACCAAAACAATAACCAAATAATTACAACCCATATGTCAGCTATAATTGATTTAGCAGTAGGAGATTATGTCGAAATGTATGGTTTTCATAATGAAGGAACAAGTGAACAAATTGAACACACACAAGGATTAACTCTTTTTCAAGGTTTTAGGATAGTTGCATCATAATGGCTGGATATTTTTGGCAAGTAAAAGCATATCTTGTTAGTAAGGGCAAGAGTTCTGATGAAGCGGATTCAATTCTTGATGATATTGGACAGATAGTGTTACAAGATGATGGTTCAGGAGTTTATATTAACACCTGGAACGTTTCTGGTATTGATAAACCTACAGATAGCGAATTGACGGCATTAGATAGTACTGCTACAGATTATGAAAATTTAAAAATAACTTATGGGCTAAGAACTTCACAGTATCCAGTCTATGGCGATCAGTTTGACTTGTTGTATCATTGTATTGAAGCTGATCCAGATTTAAAAACTAAATTTGCCAGTTTCTACAATGCACTTAAGGCAGTAAAAGACGCAAATCCTAAATCATGAGTACATTAGCAGTTGCTACAATTAAAAGCATTTCATCTGCTGCACCAGTATTTCAAAATACGAGTGGAACAGAAAAAGGACAGCTTGTAAAAGCATGGATAAATTTTAATGGAGATGAAACAGTAGCTATTAGAGATTCTTTTAATGTAAGTTCGATAACTGATAATGGTAATGGAGTTTATAAAGTAGATATTGATGCCAATATGAACGCTTCTACTTATTGTCTAGTTATATCAACTGGTGCTAATACAAACAACAATCAAACATCACAAAATGGCCAATTATTTAGTCATAGTACAAAAACTGCTGGATCATTTAAAATTAGACATGGAAATACTGCAAACAATTCTGCAACAGATTGCGGTGAAGTAAATGCAGTTGTATTTGGAGCAAATTAATGGCTTTAAAATTAAATGGAGACGGAACAGAAACAGGGGCAGTTTTTAACAGGCCAGCTTTCTTAGTTTATAGAACTACAGAGCAGCATTTAGGTAACGAAACACATACAGTTCCAACTTTTGATTTAGAAGAAATTGATACAGATAATTGCTATAACTTAACTACGCAAAGATTTACTCCTAACGTATCTGGCACATATTTTTTCTATGCCAACGCTACTGTATCTTCTCAAAGTAGACCTAATCTAGAAGATTCAATAGTACGAATATTGAAAAATGGTACAACTGTTCTTGCTGAAGCTGAAATTGACCCAGGTGATGAAGATGGTAAAATGGGTGCTGCATCAAATCAAGTCATGATTATGGCAGCAATGAATGGGACTACTGATTTTGTACAGATGACAGCATTAGTTAAAAGACAGAATAGTCAGCCTGAACTTGAAGGAGGTGGCGGTAGAGTTTATTTTGGAGGGTTTAGATTACTTGCCTAATTATGTCAACACTTAAAGTCAACACAATACAAGATGCTTCAGGTAATAATCCCTCCACAGCAGCACAGCTTAAACAAGGCCGTGCTAAAGCATGGGTTACTTTTAATGTACAATCAACTGGTACTAATAAAACAATTAGAGCTTCTTATAATGTAGATTCGATAACTGATATTGCAACAGGTAGATTTGGGATAAACTTTACAGATGAAGCATTAGCAGATGCTAATTATAGTTTTAGTGGAAATGTTTGTAATGATAGTTCCACTATGGCCACATCTATAAATGTTCAAGGAGATGGAGATTATTCAACTTCAACATTAGATATTAGGTGTGTCTCACCTACTAACAATACAGATGATGGATTTACTACTTGCATCACTGTTCATGGAAATTAAATAAAACATATTCTATAATAAAAGAAAAAACTTATGGCAAATTCTGACACAAGATTTTTATACACAGATGATGAAGGTAATTTATGTATTGTTATTCCAGCAGATAATACAAATTTAACATTAGATCAAATTAAAGCTAAAGATTGCCCTAGTGGTAAGACAGTTTATACTGTAGATAAATCTGCAATTCCTACTGACAGGAGTTTTAGAAATGCTTGGACTTATACGGAGTAGATTATGGGATTTGGAATAGATATGGCAAAGGCCAGAGAAATTCATAAAAATAATATTCGTGTTGCTAGAGCAGAAAAATTTAAAGAGCTTGATGTTGAATTTACAAAAGCGTTAGAAGCTGGCACAAGTACAACTGATATAGCAGCAAAAAGACAAGCACTTAGAGATGCCCCTGCTGATTCTGGGATAGCAACAGCTTCAGATGCAGCAGCACTTAAAGCACAATGGAAAACTGATATACTAGGCACATCACCTTATAGCTAATGGCAATAGCACCTGGAACATACAATATGACCGTTCAAAGAAGGTCAGATCATATTAT